ACCACCCCCACCACCACCCCCACCGCCTAGTTTTAATACCGTAGGAGATAGTGGAAACAGCCAGTTAGCCGATGTAATAGCAGGTGCAGAGCAAAAACCGGTAAAAGCATTTGTAGTATCAAACGATGTAACAACCGCACAAAGTTTAGATAGAAACATAGTAAATGAAGCAAGTATTTAATTTAAAGCGTTATATAATAAAGACAGATGGACATAGTTGAGTTAATTTTAGATGAGATGAACGAGGAAGGGGTAGAAGCAATTAGCGTTGTGGAGTCGCCTGCAATCGAAGAAAACTTTATAGCGTTAAAATCGCACGAGTTAAAGTTTAAAGCCGTAGACGAGGATAAGCGTATTTTGATAGGTCCGGTGTTAATACCAAATAAGCCGATATACAGAAAATCTGGCGAGGATGAATACTACATATATTTTACTAGAGAAACAGTTTTAAAAGCGTCTCAATTGTATTTAAAAAATGGAAATCAAAGTAACGCTACACTAGAACACGCTAAAAAAGTAACAGGAGTAACCCTAGTCGAGTCTTGGATAGTAGAAGATAAGGAAAAGGATAAGTCCGCTCATTATGGAATGGATGTACCATTAGGCACTTGGATGGGTACGATGAAAATAGACAACGATGTTATTTGGAAAGACTATGTAAAAACAGGAATGGTTAAAGGTTTTAGTATCGAAGGTTTTTTCGCTAACAAAGACGAAAGACCCAATGAACCAATTAGAGAGGAGATTAGCGAGGACGAAGTAGCACAGGAAACTTTGTCTAAAATACAAGAAATGATTGTTCAGCATAAGGAATCAAAGCGAATAGAGTTAGCGTCATTTAGTGACTACCCTAGTGGAGTAAAAAACAATGCTAAACGAGTTTTAGAATACGTAAAAAAAAACGGATGGGGTTCGTGCGGAACAGGTGTAGGTAAGGCAAGAGCGAACCAACTAGCCAAAGGTAAGCCGATTAGTTTAGAAACAATCAAAAGGATGCGTAGTTACTTGATCCGACACGCTAAAGACTTAGGTCCATCTAAATCGTATAGCGATGGATGTGGTAAGTTAATGTACGATAGTTGGGGAGGTAAAGCAGGTTTGCGATGGGCGACCGCTAAATTAAGGGAGTTAGATCAGTTGGAATACATCGATCCTAATGTAGACGTATATAAGTTAGACGAACCTTGTTGGGAAGGATATAAGCAAATAGGGTTCAAGATGAAGAATGGAAAGAAAGTACCTAACTGCGTACCTAAATCGTAAAGTATGAAAGATAGTTTTAAAACACCAAGCAGAACAAGTCCAAAGACAAATCAAAGAGCGTGTCTATGCGAAGATAATACTTATAGTAGAAAGTGTTGTGACGGCAGTTTACAGGCACAGGGCATAGGTAATATATACAGGAGCAATCCTTAACCGCCCAATCAGTTAAATCACAGCGTTATATTTTTAAATAAAAATCATTATGAAACCCAGCGAAATCCTAAAAAAAGTCGAGACTCTTTTGTCCCTAGACAAGGTTAAGTTGGCACAAGCAAAACTCGAAAATGGTGCAGTTATCGAAGCCGAGAAAATGGCGGAGGGCGAAGCAGTATTTATTGTTACAGAGGACGAGCGAGTACCACTTCCTGTTGGAGAATATGAGTTAGAAGATGGCGGTAAACTTCTAGTTGAAGAAGAAGGAATTATAGCCAAACTTTTGTCTGATGACGAAGATGTCGAAGCAGAAGAAGAAAAAGAAGTAGAAGCAGAAGATGAAGATAAGGAAGAACTTGCAGAAGAAGATGATATAGAAGAAAAGGAAATGGAAGAAGAAAAGCAAGAAGAAATGTCTTATGTAACTAGAGAAGAATTAGAGGAAGCCAAAGATGAGATCAAAGCAATGATCGAAGAAATGAAAGAAAAGGTAGACTCACTTGAATCTGTCGAAGAAAAAGAGATGGAGGAAGAAAAGGAAGAACTGAATACGCAACTTAGTGAAGCGGCAGTAAAACCTTTAAAGCATAATCCGGAAGGCGAGACAAAAGTATCGTTGAAAAGATTAGACCCATTGCGTAAACATCAAACCACAATGGATAGAATTTTAGATAAAATTAGTAAAGTAAATTAAATAGATAAAGATGGCACAACCACAACCAACAATAACAACGACCTACGCAGGGGAGTTTGCAGGGGAGTATATTTCAGCAGCACTCTTGTCCGGTAACACATTGGCAAATGGTTTGATAACTGTTAAACCCAATGTTAAATTTAAGTCAGTAATTAAGACTTTTAGCACAGATACATCTAGCATTGCAGATGCTACTTGTGCGTTCACAGATAGCGCAGATATTTCATTGGCAGAGAAAATTTTAGAGCCAAAGGAATTTCAGCAAAACCTCATCCTATGTAAGGACCAATTCCAAAGCGATTGGGAAGCAGTACAAATGGGTTATTCAGCATTTGATAACTTGCCTCCTAAATTTAGCGATTTTCTAATTGCTCACGCCTCTGGACAAGTTGCTCAATTCGTTGAGAATGACATTTGGTCTGGAGCAGGTGGTGCAGGTTCATTTGAAGGACTTACAGCACAGTTAACAGCAGATGGCACAGTAAACGATGTAGTAGGTACAACAGTCAATGCAGGAAACGTAATTGCCGAGTTAGGTAAAATCGTAGATGCACTTCCATCATCAGTATATGGAAAAGATGACTTGTTTATTTACGTTTCACAAAACATTGCAAGAGCATACGTTCGTGCATTAGGTGGATTCGGAACGTCTGGAGCAAATGGTGTAGACAACAAGGGAACACTATGGTATGGAATGGGTAACGACTTAGCATTTGATGGTGTTAAACTAGCAGTTGCAAATGGTCTAGCCGATGACACAGCAATTGCCGCACAAAAATCAAACCTATTCTTTGGTACTGGTCTTTTAGCAGATCACAACCTAGTTAAGGTAATTGATATGGCGGATATTGATGGAAGTCAACAGGTTCGAGTTGTAATGCGTTTTACAGCCGGAGTTGTTCACGGGATTGGTGCTGACACAGTACTTTATTCGTAATAGAATTAGTTAACCAAGAAAGGGTAGGTTGGAATAGTCTTGCCTACCTTTTTTTTTAAATAAAATAGATATGAGTTGTACATTAGGAACAGGTAGAACAGAACCTTGCAAGGATAGCGTAGGTGGGTTGACTAAAGTTTATTTTGGAGACTTTGATATTTTTGGTATTGACGATGTAACATACGCATCGACTAGTGATGAGATCACAGCAATTACAAGTACAGGAACATTGTTTCAGTACGATCTTAAAGGCACTAGTACATTTGACCAGACTATCACGGCATCAAGAGAAAACGGCACAGTATTCTACGATCAAGTTTTGACGTTGCAATTTCACAAGTTAGACAAGGCGACACACGATGAGTTAGCAATTATTGCAGTCGGTCGTCCAAAGGTATTTGTGGAAGACAACAATGGTAACATTTTCCTAGCAGGACTGGAGTATGGTATGGACGTAAACGGAGGTACTATTGCGACAGGAGCGGCAATGGGAGATTTGTCCGGTTATACGCTTACTCTACAAGGTATGGAGAAAAAACCGGCTAATTTTTACAATGGAACACTAGCGACTGACTTCACAGTTAGTACAGATCAAATTAATCCGTAAGAATTACAAGCGTTTTAAGAGGGGATTTGGTTGAAATATACTTAATCCCCTTTTTTATTTACGAAAGTTGCTTAAAAGTCAAATATCGAGCGTTATATAAGTATGAGAATAGTAACACCCACAGGAGATAACGACATTGTGTTTATTCCACGAGTTTACAATGCTACATACGAGTTAAAGATACGAGACAGACAAACCAACGTGTCATCAACAGTAACGGCAGAAAGTATAACACAAGAAAAGAACGATTACATTAAAGTTACACTAGCAGAAGCGACATACGATTTTGATGAAAGCGGTTTTTACGATCTTATAGTAGAAGACGATAGCGACAAGTTAATGCATAGAGAGGTATTGTTTTGTACATCACAAACGATTGATCAAGACGTCAATAGTACATACTTATTAAACGAAGGCGAGTACATTGCAAACGAAACAGA